CATCATGTGAGATAACTTGTGCATCTGTTTCTTTACAGTTTTTCTGGCTTTCTTTGACAGATTTTTAACGTCCTTTATAGCGGAAATTTCTTCATCTGTGCGTAGAACGCCCTTACGCGTTATTTCTAAATCATTTTTAACATTGTCAACTTTTGGTTCCCAATGTTTGGAACGGGTAGAATTTTTCTTCAATCGAGCAGCAATTGCTTGCGATTTTGTAATTTTCTTATTGGAAGGAGTAGAGAATCCGATTAAATCGGAGGTAGTAGTAGATCCAAGTAAATTGGGGGAAGAAGAGCGGTCGCAGGTTCTAATCTCTGCGATGGGGTTTTGAGTGAAAGCCGTCATAATGGGGTATAGTTTATAACCATATTCCAGTGCAATACCTTTTTCGTTCGATAAATCGCGGAACTTATCCTACACGTGGTTCATTACTCCAGTGCACTCGAGGCAAGGGATAGTACAAGTATTCGTAGGGTGGATTTTAGGAGGTAGATTGCGGTCGTGGGTATCTCTAGATAAAACTGGACACTTGGGCGCTCTGTAATGCAGGGCAATTGAATTCTTAGTAAAATTCAACGTACTTTCGTACACTGCTTCTAAAGTTCTTGTCCCGGCTAAAGGATAGATTTCAATAGGTAGAAGTAAGTAGAGAGATAACTAATACAAATAGAAGGGAAGGGCACCCGATGGGCACACAATATTTTCATGCAATTCGCCATATACCGATCTTTGAGAGGCTCCGAATATTGATACCAAAAAAACAACAAATTCAAACTTATGAATTGTTAATTTAATGATAGCACTTAGTCGTTAAAAAGCTTCATTCAGGGTATACGCCTATATCGTTTATATACATTAGCCGCTATGGCTATGAAAAATCATGCACTTAGTAGGTACGCGACGTTCTAAATGTTACTATCTTCTTCTTGTTTACAGATTGTTTGGGTGTGGTTAAATAATGAGCATGCACAATGCAACGGGATTTAAATATTCCCTATTCGAACTGATCAATAGTTTCGAATTTTCGAGAGATTTATCGCTTAATATCAAGCAAACCAATCGATTCTGCAACACAGTATGTGTAAATGCAGCATATACGGCCATCAAACTTTAGTGATGTGCGTAGTTCAGGAAGAAAAGCACCAATAAATTGGCGCAAAAATTGTTATAAATAACAATTATTTTGTAAGTTTTTGCTCACTTACTAACGAGTAGTCGTCTATATCAGTGTTATCACTGAATAAAATATAAAAGATATTCTATGGAAAATCCTAAGAGACACACTCATAATCAAAATACCACATTTAATATGTGGGAAGAAAACCGTTTACAACGGTAAAGTATAAAACTTGTAATAAAGAGCAAATAACATCCCATATGGGATGTAAAAAATGAAATTGTAAGAATCATTTTTTAAGGTAGAAAACGTGCTATTTCTATCAATATAAATTAAACTATAATGTCTGAGGAACAACTCAAACATACATTCCGAGGGGGTACCCCGGAAGGG